AAAGCTTGTTGTACAGCTTGCTGTTTACCTACTTCTTCAGCAACCTTTTCCATATCACCCATCAAGGCTGCTTCTCTAGCTCTAGCTAAATTAAGAGATTTACCAGTCATTAACTGAGCTTCCATTTCAGCATCTATAGAAGAATTAAAATCCAATAATGAATCAGCTATAGATTCAACTCCTTTTAAAGTAGTACCTAATCCTCTAGCAGCTACTGAAGCGTCAATTAGTTCTTGTGGGTTATCACCAAGGGTAACATGAAGAGCTTGAGATGCTTCTAATACATCGTCTAATACTGCTTTTAAAGTAACGTTAGAATGAGTTGCTTTGTTAAAACCATTTACTGATCTTTCTATGTTTGCTTCGAAATCGCTCATAGTCTGATCATGCATCTCTAAGGTTGTAATTAGATGAGATGCCTGTTCAGTAGCATAACCTAAATTTTCAGTTAGATGTACAAATCCTGTAAGGTTAGCTTCATCAAATTTACTTGCGAAAGTACCTGCCTCCGCAGATAATCCAGCAACTGCATGACCTAATTTAGCAGTAGTAATAAAAGCATCACCTGAAGCTTGAGCTATGCCCTCAAGTTCTTCGACTACCTTTTTACCACTTTCAACTGAAAGTCCTAGGGAGCGCTGCATTTCAGTAATATGGTCTGCTCCTTCTAAACCAAATTTTAAGATAACTCCCCCTATAAAGACTGGATCGTTTAGTTGTCTTACTAATCCTTTAGCTACTTCGGCAGCGCCGATAAGACCAGTTTTGAGTTTACCAGCTCCATCCTTAGCAGCTTTTTTCATAGCCTCATTAGCATTTTCAATGCCATGCTGTAATGCTGAACCTTCTATTCCTGCTTTACCTAGTAAGTCAGCTGCTCCTTTTATAAGTCCTCCAGTTATACCGAGTGTTTCGTTAACTCGTTTTTGAGTTGCTAGTTGATCTTCACCTTTATCTATAACTGCTTGAACTATAGGAAAACCTTTTTTATATTCTCTAAATGTATTAGCTTGTTCTTCTGTGATCTTACCTTGAGTTAGTAATTCATTTACTTTAGCATGAAAAGCTTGATTATTCATGTCGGCCTGTAGTCCGAGATGACTTAGAGATCTAATCTGCTCTTCAGCAGCAGCTGTCATATTCTCTTTATTCTGTTTAGCAACTTCTATTTTATTAGCTAGTTGCTTTTCAGAATAATCACTAATTTCTTCTTCGTGATAACTTAGTTGTTGAGATAGATCTACTATTCCTTTTGTGCTCTTTATAAGCCGTTTTTGAGAATCTTCTTTACCGGTAAGTTCTTTTAGATTTTCTCTTAGTATAGCAGTAAGATTAGAGAATGACTCTCCAGCAAAATCAGCTGCTTCTCTAACAGCCATTACTCTTGCTCTCATATTCTCAAGAGCAGCATTATGTTCTTCTGTACCTTGTTTAGCATTACGCACAGATTTAGCCATAGCCTCTATTTGTGCTGTAGGCACTCTAAGTTCTCTTAATTGCTGTATGAGTTTATTTAATTCTTCGTTCACGGAGAGTCTTTCTTATAAATAGTAAAGGCCCGCTTATTTGCGAGCCTTTGTTGTGTAAGAAGGTTGCCTTATAGCAGGTCCTTTCGGCATCGATTTTGACTTACCTCCTGCTTTCTTAGCTGCCTTGGCTTCCTCTTCATAATATTCATTCATCTTCTGAAAGGTAAACCTTCTTAACCATATAGGCATGTTATAAATAGTATCGTAATCATATCCACCTTTACCGTGGAATACTATTTCATGTATTTGTGTGAATAGAGCTGCCCTATATTCTGGCGTCAGGGTAAAGAAAGTTAACCCCTATAGGGATATTTACCCCCTCCTCAACACCTTCTGGGTAGAACGTAAGATCAATATCTGGTTGAATTCTATTGATCTCTTTTCTTAATGCTCTACTGTCTAAAGATAGTAATTCTTTATCTACGAACTCTCTTACGGTCTTTCTATCTTCATTACCGTCTACAGAAAGAATCATATATTTCAATCTAGTAGTAAGTTCTGGAACGTTATCTTTATTTATTTTTCTAAGTCCTTTTAATTCTTGATCAATTTTATTCTCATCTCCATGAGTTAAAAGCTTAAAAGTAATGCTTCTACCAGATGCTGGTAATTCAAAAGCAAATTCATTTTTACCTTTTGGTACTTCTGCTTTCTTATTTTCTAATAGAGATAGATCTATTGTTTGTTTTTGTCCTAAGTATGTAAATTCATATTCTTTACCGTAACCTAGAATTCTAGCTGCTACTAGCATAGCATTTTTGTCTCCTACAAGAATATCGTTATATTCAATAGTCTTATCTACAATAAGAGACTGAAGGAGTTTATCGATTACTACTCCTTTATCAATGTAGTTTTGATTTGTTAAGATGTCTTCCTCTTTAGCAGACATGTATTTCATCTCAATCTTACCAGAAGCAAGAGGAGATCCTTCAGGATATAAGTTTCCTTTAGAAGGTAATTCTACAAGTTCACTAGGAAATTTGTTTTCTTGGTCCATAGATTTTATTAGTTATAACTAGTTCTCATATAAATATATGAAATAAAAATTATTCTACCAACTTTTAAACCAAAAAAAAACCCGGCTAGGCCGGGTTAGTTTAGAATATGTAGTATAGCGGTATTAGTAGTTTAGTACGCAATAATCCATTGCTACTGTGATTGTAAGCTCTGCAACGTCAGAAGTAGCCCAATCAAAAGAACCTTGTGCCATATCGACTATAAAGGCTCCTTTTATAACCCACTCACTTACTACGTCCCCTACAGGACCTAATACATTAAGAGTTAAGTCTTTTTTGTAGAAATCTGAATATCCAGCTCTACCGGTTACTGATTCGTAGGATAATCTTGCCCAATCCATTACTGCCTGTGCTCCAGACGGTGTAATCGGATCATATAAAGTCATATCCATGTTACCCCACTCTCTTTTTCCTCTTATCTTACGATAAGTGTTCATGTGGTCTAATTTGACTTCTTCGTCGGTGAAGTTTGGAGCCGTGACGTTTTTGATCATGAAAGACGGAATAGCATCAATATACATGATAAATCTATTCTGTACCTTCGGTTCAAAGGCTCTAAACATTATTTCGTTAGGATCTAGTACTGCCATTTTAATTCTTTATTATAAATATCTACAATTTAAATTATGCTGTAAAAGTAGCTCCAGTTGGCTCGATTGTGAAATCTAGAACAACAAATTCTACTGTCTTAGCTGGTTGAATAAATACCTGACCGATTAATTGATTTCTATCAATTGTATCAGCAGTGTTGTTTGTATCATCCATTACTACTCTGTAAGCATAAAGTCCTTGACGTTGTACTACTGATTCTAAGTAAGGATTTACTGTTGCTAAGAAGTTATTTCTTGTTGCGTTAGTATTTTGTTCGAATACTAATGTCTTAGCTGTATCTCCTAAGAACTTCTTAAGATCAATTAACAATCTTCGTACATTTACTCTATCAAGAGCAGATTTTTTCTTCTGCAAAGTTTTTTGCCCGAATACTGATATTCCACTTCCTGGGAATGTAGCAATTGGGTTAATGTTTGCGTTATATAATGTATCTCTGTTTGTTCTTGTAAGTTTTCTTTCTGCTTGAATAACATCAGAAATACCACCTCTAGTTAAACCAGCAGGTGCAAACCATGGTGCAGCAGCTCCATCTGTGAATGCATAAATTCCAGGTATAACTACTGATGCTGGGATCCAAACGTTTTTACCTGTTGAAGATAAAGTTTGTAACCATGGCCAGTAAGTTGCTGCGTAAGAACTATTAAGAGTATTTGCTTTCTCTACGGCTGTAGCGATAGTAGTTCCATAGCCATCTAGGTCTACTACTGCAATACAGTCTCCTCTAGACTCTGCTAGAGAGATTAAGTTATCTACTTGAGTACCGTGGTCAGCTTTAAATAGACCAGGAGCAGATACAATATTAAATACATACTCATCCTGATTTCCTAGAAGTGAAATTACGTTATCGTAGTTAGCTCCTGTTAATCCTTGAGTATCTGTTGAGTTAATATTTTCGAAGTAATTATCTCTGTTAGAAGATCCTTCAACTAAGTCCCCAGTAGCATCAAAGAATGATCCTGACTGTGCTGATGGAAGAGATCCAGAGAATGAATTATCATCTGAGTCATTTTGTACTGTTAGTCCGTCTGTGCTTAGATAATTAAGAGTAGGTCTGTCCACAGAAGCAACTCTAATAAATTTAGACTTGTTTGCGTACTCTCCAGTAGTCTTAATATAGTAAGTTGTTTCAGCAGTATCTAATGTCTTAGTTTGGTTACCAATTACTGATTCGATGTAATTAGGTGATTGTGGATCTAACGATAGATCGTTCCATGTTTCTAGAACGATTTTATTCTTATGACTGTCATCTCCTCTTCTTACTAATAGAGAGAAAGTACCTACAGCATTGTTAACGTTAGAGATTTCATATCTAATGTTATCAGCTGATCCTGACTTTAAAGAACCGTCTGAATTTTCTAATCCGCTGTCGGCTGATCCTGTAGCGTTGTTAAAGATAGATCCTTTACCTAATGTTGCTAAGGTGAAAGGTGCTGTGGATCCTGAAGCAGCTGAAATATCTGTATTTGAAGCAGCAGTATATGAACCAGTAACAATTCTAGTTACAAGTACAGAGTTACCACCGTTATTAAAATAAGATTTTACAGCTAGAGAAGTCAAAAATTCTTGCTTTGTTGACCCTGATGTGAATGTTGTACCGAACACGTTTTGGTATTCACCGTAAGAAGTCACTAGAGTAGGCTCTTCAACTGGTCCTTTAACTGTTGGACCTAAGATAGCGGCTCCGGCTTCTAGGGGTGCAGGTGCGATAAAAGAATTATCATTTTCACGTGCTAGTACACCTGGGGATAATAAAGTTTCTGCCATTTTACTTATGTTATATTATTGAGTACTTTTATAAATATCGTCTAATATTCTAAACCGTTAGAAGTACATATAGTACGTCCTCAATAATAAATAGACAGAATCTTTGCAAAAATTACTCTGCTGGAATAAAAACTTTGTTAGGTAAATCTATCCTCCCAGCACCGTATACTTCTGTAAGTAACTTACCTAAAGATGCTTCTTCTTGATTTATAGTATCTAGAAAATTTTCTGCTCTATCTCTTCTCTTTTCTATAAGAATTTCCTGTAAAGTAACTTTACCTAATTCTTCAATTAAAGCTTTTTTATTCTGCTCTAATTTAGTAAGCTGAGCAATGTGTTCTTCTTTAAGTTTTTTAGATTTTGCCATTTTATGTTAATTTAGTATCTATATTAAAGTGCTTTAGTATCTTTAAAGCCATTATTCTACTTCCATCGAAAGTAGGATGCTTATCATTAAGATAAGAAAATTTTTCATTTATCCTAGGAACTTTATGAAAAAAGTCAGGTTCTATAACTAAAGGTCTAAAATCTTCATCAATTGTAATAGTTAAAAGATTTACTTTAGCTAATTTAGTAATATTTTTTATACCGTTAATATAACGTTTAATTTTTATATCATGCTGTCTAGATGAAGTTTCTAATGCTAATTTTTCTACTTCATCAGGTGTAAAATAAGTCTGTTGTCTGATAGATTCGTTTAAATCGTCATGTAAAGGAAATACTATATCAAGGTATTTATCTTGAGTACGCATTTTAGTTCTACTATTATAGTATCTATTTACAAATCTTACTCTACCCTTTTTAGTTATAAGTAGTACTACGTAATCACCAAATTTAAAGTACCTACTAAATCGAAAAAACTGTTCGAAAATATAATCGTTATTAGTTCCTGAAACTGAGGTATTAATAAGTCTATAGGAATTACGTGTTCTATGTTGAGTTAACCAGTAATTTAAATCTTGTACGGGATTATCTAACTTATGCTCAGCATCGACATACTCTCTCTTCCAATTAAACGTCATAAGTTCTTTATGACTATATGGTGCGAGAAAAGAATCACCAAAAATAAATAAATTTCTCATTGATTAAAATCGAACATTTTCTTAAGGGTAATAGGAATAACTAAAATAAACCTATTTTCGGTACCTTCGTGATTAATAGTATGATATAAATTTTCATCATTCAAGAAGAATATACCTTTTCCTTTTTTTATCGGTGCAGTCCAAGCTGGTCTACCTTGATCGTAGAAAAGAGTACTACAGTCATTATCAGTCATATTGATAAAAATGTTTCCGAATATAGCCCTATTGTCATAGTGTGAATGCATACTATATCCTGGTTCATCTTTGAAGCCTTGCTTTAGGGGAGCAATCCAATAACGTAAAAACTCTTCAGGTGTCTTAAATTGATCTTGTTTATATGGCCAAGGTTTATAAAAAGTGTCAAATTGATCTTCCCATAACTTACCTAATTCTTTAAAAATTATTTCTTTATCTGCTACTTTATTTATCCATTCCCATATTTCGTAATTCGGACCATCTCTCTTTAATAATTTTCTAGTATTATCATAAAAGTGAATTTTACCTCCGACTATCTTATTATCTTCCCAATTTTCAGGCTGTTCTAATAATTCTCTATCGAATGGTGGTTGCTCTACTTCTATTTCGTAAGCAGGATAAAATTTATATGCTGGTGTTCTTGATATTTTCATTAATCTAAGTATAAGTCTTCAACTGAGTCAAAATACCAGAGAGTATCTTCAAATTTTTCTTTTCTTCTATCATCTAAAATCTTAGTAATCTTAGATAGTTTGTGTATAGAATTTTTCTTTCTCTCACCGTTCAAACTAAATTCGTGAGCTTTCATTATACACTTATATAAATATTCTGCTGTTGCTTTGCTACCTCCTAATTCGATAATATCTTCTTCGAAATTTTTCATAAATTCTAAAAACTTATCTTTATATCTCTGAGGTAAATGAACTACATTATAGTAGTCTGGGTAGTATATAGGTCCAACATCTACTTTTACAGGAGATCCATTTTTAAGCTGTCTATCTAATTTAGGAATAAGATTATACTCTATAAAATATTTCATCATCTCTGGTAAATGTAAAAAGTTAAGAGTACCAAAAGTAATCATATAGATTAAAGACTTTACATTTACTTTACTATCTAATAATGTAGAAACATTACTAACGAACTTATCGTTATTAAACCCTTTACGTACATACTCTCCGATAGGACCAAAGCCATCTACGCTTATGAATAGGTCAATATTGTTAAATTGTTCCCATAACTCAATTATATTCCATTTTTTAAACTTAAGTATACTGAAGTTAGTTGAGTATCTTAATTTTACATCAGTTCTACCTCTCTTAATAAGTTCTTCTAGAATAATATAATGATCTTCCATCATTAAAGGTTCACCGCCAGCAAAATAGATTTCCTCTACACAATCAAAATGAGGTTCAAGTAACTTTAAAAAGTCAACATTATCATTAATACTGATAAGAGCTTTATCTCCTTGAACTTTACCTATTGCTTTTGCATCTTCAAACCAAGAAGAACTGAGAGCATGGCCACAGCTACGACATTTAAAGTTACAATAGTTAGATAATCTAAAGTCCCACATTCGAAGATTCATTTCATCTAATGAACCATCTGGTTTAGTTTTTTCAACGTCTTTAAAATGCTTTTTAAAAGAATCATTCAAATGAAATCTATAAGAACCTTGTATGTCCTGCTCTTCTAACTTAAAGCATCTAGAACAACCTTCTGGCTGTTCATTGTTTAAAAACTGTTTTCTAAGTTTTCTATATTCTTCACTATTCCATATATCTTGTAGTGAATCTTCTTTCATAGAGCCCATCTTAGCTTTTGCGTTATCCCATGTACAACAAGGAAACACTGAACCATCAGGCCATACGTGAGTATGTAACCAAGGAGCTATACAAAAGTTATCTGTAGACATTATGCAAAGTGTTTAAGATCATCGTTTACTGCCCATGTATCCATTACACCTTCAATCTTAGCAAGATATGTAGAATCATCAGCTCTGTAATCGTATTCTTTTCTTATACCGTTATATTCTATAGCAAAAAAGTCATCATATTCTTCTAATACTTTTTGACAAGCATTATAATTTTCTATAGGAATACCATTTACTGAGTTTATTTGACCTATAGGACAGTACCCGATAGCTAAGTCTGGGTCTTGAGGATCTCTACCTCTAGCTCTAATATAGTTTTCGAATCCTTCATCAACTATAAAGTCAAAAGGTTTACCAATATGGCAAGAAAACTCTCCTGTCATAGTTCTATGTTCAGTAATATTTTCAGTAGGTACTACTTCATCTCTATCACAATAAGCTTCATACCAAGTCTTACCTGTCTGAGCATAATGTAGGTATATCATTCCGTTTCCTACTGTTCTACTAAATTGCATTTTTTCTTCTAACGTTATTGCTTCAAAAGTAGGAGTACCAGAAATAGAATAATAAAAATAAACGCTATGATCTTGTCCAGCTTCTTTCTTTTCTTTTGAGTCGTGATAAGCTTCTAATTCATGACAGCTTAAATTTAACTTAGATATTGCAAATCTTTCTTCTCCAGTAGCTTGAGCTAAAAAATGAGTAGGATTCCATATCTGTCCTTGTAGTTGATCAAAATGATGATGTAATTCATTTAACATATCTTGATCGTAGTTAGTTAACAAAGATTCAAAATCTTCATTAATCTTATCGTATTCAGGATACCAGGATGCATTTTTAAGAATCCTTACTCCTGCTACTAATTCCTCTATAATTTGTTGGGGAGGTCTGTTTTGAGCTAAATTACCTACTAAAGAAAAATTCTTTACATAAGCAATAAAATCATTTTGCATAACTCCTTCTAATAGAGGTCCCCACTTCTGAGTAAGCGGGTTATCAAAAATAGTACAATCTACTTCGATTGTTTCGTTCTTAATGTTTCTAAATAAAAGTTTCATAGGGTACTGTTTTCCACCAATTGTATAAATCTGTATTATATTCTTCAAAGATATCTTCAATATTGTATTTACAATTTCTGAATTTATCTATTTCGTAGAGGCTTGTTTTACCTCTCTGTAATCCTTCTAACCAGTTAGGATATTTTTCTTCAAATGTAGGAATATTTCTTACATCTTCTAAAGCTTCTATATATATGTCTGTCTTCTTAGTTACTTTAGGTCTCATATAGTCTAAAATATCATCTATAAGAGGTTCCAAAATAGGTCTAGGAATCATAGAAGGAGACATTACGATAGCAGGATCAAATTCAAATGTTTTCTTAATATAAGATATAACATCTAATTCTAATGCTAAATCGAATAAGTCTTTCATAGCAAATAAGCCTGGGGAAGTTATAGTTACGTCTAGAACTATACCAGCATCCCCATACATATCTTTTAAGAAAAGACCATCTTTAAAATTTTGTAACCATTTATCCCATTTAATTCCATGTCTTACATATTCAACGATAGGTCCAGTACCATCAATAGATGCTGATATGTTTACATGTTTAAAATGTTTTAGTAAGTCATATAGGTTAACACCTTTCCAGCTTACTCTAGATAAATTAGTATTGTATCTTACTACTACGTTTTTAGATTGACCTGTTTTTACTAAATGCTCCATTATATCCCAATGAATTTGAAACATTAAAGGTTCTCCTCCAACCCAGTAAATTTCTTCTATTCTTTCTTCATGAACTGCTGCCCATAATTCTTTCTCTAAAACTTCTCTAGTAAAATTTTGTAGTTTAGTTCTATTTTCAGGAGTCATCCAAGGGTCACCTTCTGGTGTCCAGTTCTTCATTTGACGTCTTTCTGCTTCCCAAGATGAAGATAATTGATCCCCGCACATTCTACATTTGAAGTTACATAGATTAGATATACGATAATCATAAGATATAGGTTTCATCTCTGTATAACCATCCTCTCTAGTTTTTTCAAAAGCTTCTTCTATTTTATCTGGGAATAACTGATGATTAAAGTAACCTCTATAAGTATGAAGGTTAAGAAGTTTATGATTACATACTTGACATTGTTCTATCTCTTCTCCTGCCATTAGTCTTTTACGAATATCTTTCATATATTCGCTATTCCAATGATCATCTAATTTAGTAGGTACAAACTCAGTATTTTTATCATCGTTTTCTACATCAATATACTGTTTAATCCAAGAAGATTTTTCTCTTGAGGCACAGCATAACCTTCTCTCACCTTGAGGAGATACATATGTATGAGACCAAGGTGCCATACAAAAAGTTTCATTACCGTCTTTAGGAAGTATCTTCTTATTTACCATTTACCATTTCTGATTTCGTTATGATCTATGTCACAAACGTAATTTATTTTATCATAACTTTCAATATTATCAAGCATGTCTAAAAATAGAGTAGCTGTCATTTTTCTTACTTCTGGATCATCTAAATGATGAGGCATAAAATTAATATAATTTACTCCTTCTTTTTTAAAGTTAAAATATCTTTGAAATAAATCATCTTGATAAGTTTTTTGAGCTCTATATAAAAAATGCTCATCATCGTGTTTTAATCCTGTGGTAAGATTAATAAAATGCTTAGGGTATGATTCTAACTGTTCTAAAAGATATATATGATTTATACCTATTAGAAAAGAAGATAGATTATAACCCTCTATTCTACCTGGGAATATGTTAGCTCCGGTAATAATAACGTCAAAGTATTTATGCTCTAAAGCATAATCTTCTAAAACTAATCTTCTAAGTAAGTTACATTCATTCTTTTCAGGAAAATAAAATTCATGTTCAGAATCAGTAACTAGTTCTTTTAGTTGAGTAGCTAATTGTCCATTACCTCCCGTATATAATATTTTCATATAGCACCTTCTTTATCCATTGCTTCAACCATCCATGGGTACAGTGATTTCCAGTCAGTACCTCTACGTTTATCTATTCCATCTAGATAGTTTCTTAATTTAGTTAATCTAGGAATATCTATTGGGTGTGAAACACATTGTTTTTTAAAACCTTCTAAATATCTTCTTCTATAATCTGTAGCTTCTATAGTATCTAAGAGCTTATCGTAATATTTTTCAGTATAGTGACCTAATATTTCAGGATTCATAAAGGAAGGCATCTTTACTGTATTCCATCCGTAATCAATAGGTTTAACTTTACTATACTCCATCACCATTTCGTAAAAATCTGCCATAGTACATATAGTTACTGGTGATATAGTAGAATGTATACTAAGGGTGATATGAGGATTATGTAAAACATATTCGAAGTTACGTTTCCA